ACATCAACACAAATTAAATAAAATCATAGACAAACAGCATACCAGGTGTTATAATAATTACATAATAAACGAAAGGGCGACACAATCGCAAGGGTAAAATTAATATGACTAATGACTTTATATTACAAGATAGAATTGAAAAAATTAAATCTGTAATTAACAAGTATGGTGAAGAAAACTTTTATATTTCATTTAGTGGTGGTAAAGATTCCACCGTGCTATCTTTTCTAATTGATTTAGCTATACCAGATAACAAGATACCACGCGTATATGCAGATACTGGAATAGAATTAAATATGATTAGAGATTTTGTTTATAATTTAGCTTTTAAAGATAATAGAGTTGAAGTAATAAAACCTAGTACACCGATAAAACAGATGTTGGAAAAAGAAGGATACCCTTTTAAAAGTAAAGAACATTCTAAAATATTAGAAATATATAGTAGAAGGGGGTTTGATTGTATCACAGTACCTAGATACTTGAATACTAGGGAAGATTATGGAAATAGGTTTAGATGTCCGAAAAAATTAGAATATCAATTTACAGATGATTTCAAATTAAAAGTTTCAGATAAATGTTGTGTACGATTAAAAGAAGAGCCTCTGAATAATTGGGCTAAGAACAATAAAAAGAATTGTAGAATATTAGGTATAATGTCATCTGAGGGTGGGAGAAGAAAGACAGCAAAATGTCTAGCTTTCGAGAACAATGGGAAAATAATATCATTTCATCCCTTAGCACCTATTACAAAAGATTGGGAGCAATGGTTTATAGATACTTATAATATAGAGATATGTGATATATATAAACCGCCTTATAATTTTGAACGTACAGGTTGTAAGGGTTGCCCTTTTAATTTACATTTACAGAAAGATTTAGACACGCTCGAAAAGTTTTTTCCAAACGAGCGAAAACAATGTGAAATAATTTGGAAACCTGTTTATGAAGAATATAGAAGAATCAATTACAGATTACGAGGTACTAACAATGACTAAAACACCTACACTATTATCTATACTAGCACTAGAACTAGTATTAATTGAATTATATATACCAGCTCTAATAGTGGTAGCGATTGCTACCCTATTAGACAATTTTAGAGAGGATGAAGAAAATGAAATATAAAGTAACAATATATCCGAAATTAGTAGATATTTATGAACAATTAGAAAATGTTATTGGTATGTGTTTTATAGATGATGATATTGTAATATATACAGATGATAGATGTGTCCGTAAATATAAAATGGAAGATATTAATAAAATAATAACAGATGTGATAGAAGATGATACATATAGTACAGATGAAAGACAGAAATGGGGTGTATTAGCTTGAGTAAAAAATTAACATTTATATCAAGTGCTTTGCAAGGTCAAAACCTAGTCACATTAAAATCAATGGCTAAGACCGATAACAGACAATTTAGGCAATTAGCAAGGCAAGAACTGAAATTATATAATCAGCAATTAAGAAGAACAGGAAAAAGCGATTTTTTAACCATTAGAGGAAAGTCTAACAATGAAGTAATAGAATTGTTGAAAAGATCAAGAGCAGAATCTAACAAAAAAAGTTTCTACAAGTCTAAACAAGGTAGAACTAAAAGAAATAGAAGAACATCAAAACCATACTATTACAGTAAACAAGGCGGTACACCTATACAGAGTGATTGGCTAGATGATGTACTAGATGATATAGATGATATGTTCAATGATGATGGATATGATACAGGGTTCTTAAGAAGTACAGGAAAAGACGATATAATGAATGATTTGAAAAATCGTTATCCTAAGTTTTATGAAGATTTCATGAAAGCGAAGGAAAAATACAAGAACTTTGAGGAATACTCAGAAACAGTTATCGAAGAATTATTGAGTAATACAGATGATATAATTATCATATCTGAAAAGTTAAGAGAAACACTAGGAAAAGAGATAGGTCAGATACTCCAAAAAACCAACGGAGAAAAGACGGACTTTTGGAAGAATTTTAAAAAGTAGGTGTAATATGACAGAAAAGCGATTTATACATAATACAGTACATTTTTTGAAACATCCGTTATCTATGGAAAATGATTTTTTAAAGATAATGGATGTTTTGAAAGATTTAAAAGCACAAAATGGTAATATATGTTTTGAGTATAAGCACTATAAAAACTATACTAAGAGGATCACATATTATAACCTACCATGTACTTTCGATATAGAAACTACACACGGCACTAAAGCTAGTTATATGTATATATGGCAATTTAATATAAGCGGTATAACTATATACGGCAGAACTTGGGATATGTGGGAGAGGTTGCTTGTTATGTTAAATAACATACTAAACCTATCGCAACACAAGTTATATTGCTATATACAAAACATTAATTACGAGTATCAATTTATAAGAAAAAGATATAAAGACAAAATAGGTAGAGTGTTTGCTACCGAAAAAAGAAAAGTGATATACTTTGAAATGTATAATATACTTTTCTTAGATTCCTACCAATTATACGGAACAAACCTGGAGAACATAGCAAAGGAGCAATTAAACTTCCCGTACAGAAAAACACATGATCTAGACTATAGTGTTAAAAGAAATAGTACAACACCTTTATCTAATAAAGAGTTAAAATACTGTCTACTCGATGTTATAACCTTATCATGTGCCATATTTAATAAGATACAACAACATAAGTATATATACAACATACCACTAACTAAAACAGGATATGCAAGGCGATTTTTTCGAGAATTGATGTATAAAGATTCAGATTATACCAGGAATGTAAAATCACTTACAATAGATGAAAATGAGTATTGTCAATATAAAAGGGCTTTTAGTGGTGGTTTTTCACATGGTAATTATAGAACAAACGGGAAAAACATATATAATGTTATATCCTTAGATGAATGTAGTGAATATCCATCATGTGACCTATTATATAAATATCCTAAACGATTTATTGAAAATGTTGATACAATGAGCGAAGAGGATATAAAAAGCCTGGATTATAATAAAATATGTTGGGTGGCTGATATAACTTTTAAGCACTTAAAACCTAAGAAAGATATATGCGATAATATTCTATCCTATCACAAGTGCAAAGTTGAGGGTAAATATCTTGTCAATAATGGTAGATTAGTATATGGTGAAACAGTTTACACATCCATAACTAATATAGATTATGAATCACTAGATATGTTTTACACCTGGGATGAAATCACTATAAAGAATGTGAATATCTATACAATTAACTACTTACCTAAATCTGTTATAATGGGTGTTGTATCGCTTTTTTGTGATAAAAATATATTAAAAGGAAAAAAGGGCTATGAGGAAGAATATAAGTTAAAGAAAGAACTTTTAAATAGCGGTAGCTATGGAGCAATGGTAGAAGATATTGTAAAGAATCTGATAACCTTTGATAATAACACGGCTGATCTAGTATATAATGACACAGATATAGAAGGACAGCTTAAAAAGTACAACGAAAGCAACAAACGATTTAATTATTATCTATGGGGTGTATTTATAACAAGCTATGCAAGACGAGATTTATATTACATCTTTGATGATATGAGAAAACATGGTATATCTAAGGATTATCAATTATCAGATACCGACAGCATAAAGGCTAAATATAGTGATACATTAATGGAAATTATAAAAAAGCATAATGCAAGAAAAAAGAATCTGTTATTAGATATGTGTAGAACAATGAAGATACCACAAGATACAGTTGATATACTGTTAAAGTATAAGATAGGTCAATTTGAAATTGATAATGAGTATCTAGTATTTAAGCAATACGGAGCGAAAAGATATATCTATATAGATAAGAGTTATCATTGTCAATTTGTTATTGCAGGCTTACCAAAAAAAGCCGTTGATGATTGTATTAAAAAATATGGTAAATATCATTTTTTCCAGGATGTGAAAAAGGGCTATATATGGAATAATGAACTATCACACAAGCTAACACATTATTATATAGATGATATGGAAAGTGAGGATATAAACGGGGAAATCATGACAGAATATTCTAGTATTAACCTAGATGAAACAACTTTTAAATTATCATATAGTAGTCAGTTTGAAGAATTTTTTGAGTATATAAAGAAAAATGATTTAAACCGCTTGACTAATATATTCTAATATGATAATATAATTATAGGCATTAAATCACTCATATTAATTTACTCCTTACAAGGTGTATAGTTTATTGACTATACACCTTTTTTATTATATAATAAAACAAAAACGAGGTATAAAAAATGGATATTAATGCTATTATGCAATTAATCGGTTCTTTTGGGTTCCCTATTTTTGCCTGTATCTTTTTATACATCCAGGGTGAAAAGGAAAGAGAAGAACACCACGAAGAAACGAAAAAACTAAGTGAAACTATTGAAAGTAATACAGTAACACTAAAATTAATACTAGAATATTTTAGAAACGAGGATAAAACAAATGACTAATGAAGAAATAAAATTAATAGATGAATATATAAAATTTTGTGATAACTACGATATTAAAGTTAGAAGTGTAGGTATTGCACAATTAATGATTGAATCATCACACGGCAAGAGTGATCTATCATTAAATAACAATAACCCTTTTGGCATAAAATACACTTGTGATAATTGTGATTATAGTGTTGATTATGAAACAAAGGAAGTTATAAACGGAGAAGAAAAAACCATAGTTGATTCTTTTGGCGGTTATGATACTCTTGAAAAGTGTTTCAAGGATTATAATAGAATAGTCGCACCTTATAATATAAATAGCGTAGATGAATATTTAGACAGGCTTAAGTCTATCGGCTATGCTACAGACCCAGGATATTTAAAGTTAATAATGGATGTTATGCTTGATTATGGTTTACTTGACTATGATATACCCGTTTTAGAATCGTTTAAGGACTTAGATGATCTAATAACAAAATACGCATATAAAGTTATTAATGGTGACTATGGTAACGGAGATACTAGGAAAGAAAAACTCGGCAAGTATTATACAATAATACAAGATAAAGTTAATGAGTTGTTAAGCTGAAAGGTGGTATTATGAACATAAGAAGATATTCCTTTAATTTTTTAAAAGAAAATGATAGTATAGAACCAGACTATGAACACCTTTATTATACAAATTTCACTGAATTATATAATAGAGCGAGTAATATTTTCACATATAAAAACTTACCCGAAACAATACCCGATTATGTTATAAAAAAGTTAACTATGCTTTTTGGTAGATGTTTCTTTTTAAAGAAAGATGATAAAATAATAGTAGATAAAGGTAATAATGGCGGTTATCTTGATGGGTACCATAGACCACTCACAGCCCTTATCATAAACCCTTATTTTAACATAAATCAAGAGTATCAGATATATTATGAAAATAATCTCGATTCACTTAATGTATATGATGAAAACGTTAATTTGTTTGAATTGTGTGGAATATTGCGAAACGATTCTACACAGACAGGTCTTTATAATATTATAAGTAAGTATGCTTACCTCTTAACACACTCTGAAATATCTCTTAGTATGGCTTGTATTAATGCCAGGTCTATGGGCATTGCTACAGGTGTAGGCGAAAAGGCACAAAAGGAATTAAAGGTATTTTATGAAAATCTCTTGAAAGGTAAAATATACACTTTAAAAGAAAATATGATTGATGAAAATACATATAAGATACTACCTTTTGTGAATAATGTTGCTGATACTATCCAGGAACTTATAAACCTAAAACAATTCTATTTTGCGGAGTTTTTAAATGAGATAGGAATTAAAACTAATATCAATCAGAAGAAAGCGCAACAGAATAGCATAGAAATAGAGTTAACGGATGAAATCTCTAATAGTTTGGTTGATGAAATGTTCAACACACAAAAAGCAGATTTAGAAATTATCAATAATCTTTTCAACCTAAATATAGAGATAGAAAAGAACTATACAGAACCTAAAGAGGAAACTCAGGAAACAGAAACAGAAGAAACACAGGAAACCGAAACAGAAGAAAAAGAAGATACTGAAGATACAGAAAAGGAGATCAAGGATAATGAGGATATGGGATAGAGATACAATATTTACAGATTTAAACAACCCTAAGTTTATATCACCTATTATAACTTATTTCAACGGGCTAATATCAGATAGTGGGAGATCATATCCTGTTAATGATGTAATAGATTTAGATTTTAATATTAATAAATTACAGAATAGTTATATAAGCCCTATAGCTGAGTATATAATAGACAATTCTCAGAACCCTGTAAGTGAAATTATTAATATTTTCACTACTAAATTTTATGAAAAGTATGAGAAAATGTTTAAAATTTTCGCAAGCGACTATAACCCGATAGAAAATTATAATAGTGTTGAGGATATACAAAGAGATAACACAGTTGGCGGATTGAATGGTAATACCATTGTTTCTAATAGTGGTATATATGCCTATAATTCTAGTTCTTTATCTGACACGGATGAACAAACAACCACAACAAAAGGCGAAGAATCGGAAACAACACATTCCACAAAATCGGGTAATATCGGCGTTGTTAGTACCCAGGATATGATATTACAGACTAACGAAGTATATAGTAAAATTAATATTATTGATTTAATATATAAGGATATGATAAGCATTTTATCACTTGACATATTTTAAATATATGTTACAATAAAATAAAAACGGAGGTTAAAAATTTATGACAGTTGACCAGATTTATAGTTATATTAATACTGCTGTCAGTGAAGCTACAGGCGGTAGTGTTATTGTAGCTGAGGACTTATCTAACTTGGTGGATGTTGGTAGTGCCATTTTAACTACGGCAACGGCTGTTGATTCTTTTGTTCAGAAACTAGCCGACAAGATCAGGCGTACTGATTTTGATGATAAGATTTACACAGCACCAAACACACCAAAGATTTACTTTGATAATTGGGAATACGCAAGTGTGTTGGAAGTAGTTGATTCTGACTTAGTACAGGCTAAGGTAAATGAATCATATAATCTTACAGATAACCAGGATTATAGTATGGATATTTTCCATAAGCCTAATGTATCTGTTAAGTTCTTTAACAAGATGGAAACTTATGAGTATGATATATCTTATGCTATGGAGCAGGTTAAGAGTGCATTTACTAGTGCTATTTCCATGAACGCTTTTATAAATATGCTTAAGACTAAGGTTAAAAACTCTATTGAGGTTTCATTGCAGAAGTGCATAAAAGCAACTATCTGTAATATGATAGCTGAGCAGGTTGTAAATGGTGGTAACTATATTGATATTCTTACACCATTTAACACATTAGCAGGAACTAGCCTTACTTATCCCGATTGCCTTTTTAATAAAGACTTTTTAAAGTATGCTTCATTTACTATAGCACAGTATTCAGCATATTTAAAAGATATGTCTACTCTTAACAATGCAGGTGGTTATGAAACATTTACTAGGGATGAAGATTTAAAGTATTGTATGCTCTCAGCTTTTGAAAAATCGGCTGAGATGTATCTTGATTCTGATACATTCCATGAAACACTTGTTAAGTTACCTAATACTGATATTGTAACTAACTGGCAAGGAAGCGGTACATCACACAATCTAAGTAATGACGCAACTATTATTGTTAAACCTGCAAGCGATAATACTAAAACTGTAACCTGCGAGGGTGTACTTGCTATTGCTTATGATAAGTACAGTGTAGGTGTTAATAAGAAAGATTTAAGAACATATACTCACTTTAATAAATCGGCTGAATTTTATAACGATTTTACAAAGGTGGATGTTGGACACTTTAACAACCTTAATAGAAACTTTATTGTTTTCGGTTGTGGTACTCCTACTGTAGTTTAATTCTTTATTCTTTTCAATATATCAAAGGGTATATAGTATATCTATATACCCTATTTTTAAAGGCGGTGAAAAAATGGCATATAATTCTAACGATGATTATATAAGGGTAAAATTACCCGACAATAATATATATAAATTATACATACCTACTACAACACAGGTTATATCTGACGGACTAAGACTAAGACCCAACACAGAAGGCAATAAAAATATATTAGATGCCTATATAAGTAGGGATAGTGTTGTTTCAATTATGAGCGAAACAAGGGCGATTAACCACGATAACAACAATGAGCCTTTTTATAATTGTAGACCAACAAACAGTATAAGTTGTGAACAGGGTTACGATAATAACCTTTATGCTATCCCGATTTTCAGACAGATTAAAGCCAACTTTAATGCTATATATGATTATATCTATATAAATTATGGTAGAAATAATTATACTACATCATTTAATACTATATCATTTCCTATTATTGATAAAAACGGAAATGAAACAAATGATAAAATATATTTCAGATATTATTGGAATAATGACAGATTATATAATGTTACAATTTATGACCAAAGTTATCCTCAAAATGTTCCTATTAATTATCCAGCTAACACACTTTATAGAGATTATCAATTTGTAGTTGGTATTTCATTTAATGGTAGTAACTTTATCACTGCTCCCATAGGATATAAATATTTTATATGTAGAAATAAAGGAACTAATGATTTATATTATGTTAATGTTATTTATCACGAAGCAGGAAGTAATGCTTCATGGGGGTTAGTACCAACGGCTACTGTTGTTGATTATGTGACACTATCAACGCAATTTATATTAAAAAATACTGAAGAATGGAAGATTAACATTTCTGATATATATTTTTTAAAGATAAATGATAATTATTTTAGCAATAAAAATACAATACTTAATAATATACTTACATCTAAACCATATAGCAATAATGGTACGGATACTTTCACACCTACGCAGGGTGACTATGACGCTACAACTGAAAGTGTAACAGTACCCGAGGTTAGAACAGATAATGTTGTTAGTAGTAATTTATTGAAATTGTATGACCTATCGCAGGGCAATTTAGATTCTTTACATAATGTATTATATACACAGGACTTTATAGACAATCTAATAAAGGCTGTTGAAAACCCTATACAGACAATAGTAGGTCTTTTCAATTTACCTTTTAAACCTAGCAACGAGTATGCAGGTAACATATTCCTGGGTAACTATGATACTGATATATCTAGTATGCGTATCGGTGGCAGATATGAAGTTATAGATTGCGGTAGTATTACTATAGGTAGTTATTATGGACTAGGTAAGGACTATAACACAACTATACAATTATTCTTGCCTTATGTTAACACAATCAACTTAAATATAGATGATGTGTTAGAAAGTGTACTTAATGTTAAGTATTATGTGGATATAATAAGCGGTGATTTTATTGTTTTTGTAACGGCTACAAAAAACAACGCAAAGGGATACAGTTATACTAATGTAATATTCACAGGTGGCGGAAATTGTTCTTCTCAGATTCCTATAACATCGGGAGGAATTGACGCAATGGGAATTGCTAGCGGTTTACTTGGTGTTGCATTAAACCCTAATCCGATGGGCATACTAGGGGCAACGGCTACAGCCTTAACATCACAGTATAGTTATAGTGGATCATGTGGCGGAAACCAGGGATATTTAGGAATACAAAAACCTTTTGTAAAGATAACTATACCTAATATAATGTTACCTAATAACTATGATGATCTGCACGGGTATTTATCAAAGTTTTATTGTAGGTTTAGCGATTTAAACGGCTACGCAACTCCCGAAGATTTTAAGGTTGATTTTGGCACAGTTGAAGAGCAGACTATTATAACTAATATGTTAAAATCGGGTGTATGGTTTAAATCGGGTAGTAATACACCTGCAACCTTAACTAATGGTATATATTTACTTGAAACTAGTGATAATGATTATACAGTGGGTAAAACTTTCACAACCATTGGAACTATAACGGGAACTAATAAATCTAGCGTGGATGTTCTGCATAGATCAATCACTATAGAAACTAATTTAAATGTTGATTCTGTAAATTATCTGTATGATTCAGATTTGGATAGATTCTATTTTGTAAGAAACTATGAAATAATAAAACCTGGGTTATATGCTTTGAATCTTGAATGTGATTTACTACAAACATATAAAACTAATATTCTTTCTATGGGTGGTATAGTCGGTAGAAGTGCTAATATCTACAATGCTATGTTAAATGATAATGACTTACCAACACAGGAAAATAATATAGTTAGAATCTTGAACTTCCCTAGTGGTTTTAGTGGTGATTCTACTATATTAGTAGCGATTTAAATTTTGTGGGGTACGGATGTACCCCACTATTATAGAAAAGGTGATAATATGAAAGAAAAACATTATACACTTGATAACATAAAAAAGCATAATGCTAACATTAATATGATAATAGGCGAAAAGAGTAATGGTAAGACCTACGCTTGTAAGCTTGAAATCTTAAAGCGATTCTTTAAGGGTGAGGGTAAAGGCGCTTATATTAGAAGAACTGATGAAGATTTTAAAAAGGGTAGGGCGGATAGAATTTTTGCCGATATGGTTAAAAATAAAAATGGTGTATCAGAGGTTGAAAAGCTATCTAAAGGAATGTATAATACTATAAAATTTATGGTTAATGGGTGGTATTTAGGGAAAGAATATACTACCATAGATAAAAAGGGTGAATATATACAAAAGATAGACTACCAGGATAAGCCGTTTTGTTATGCTTTTAGCATTAATAATGCTGAACACACTAACGGACAAAGTTATCTAGAAATCACCACTATCTTTTTTGATGAATTCACCACGAAGAAAACATACTTAGTGGATGAATTCTCACAATATAATATACTATTATCTAATATCATCCGTGATAGAGATAATGTTATAATATATATGTGTGGCAATACAGTTGATAAGCATTGCCTTTATTTTCGTGAAATGGGTTTATATAATATCTTAAAAATGGAACAGGGAAAGATAGATATATATAAATTTAACACAGAAGATGAAAGACAATTACTTGTAGCTGTTGAATATTGTAATACATCAGCAGGAAAACCGAAAAAATCAGACCTCTATTTTAGTTTTGATAATCCAACTTTAAAGATGATAAAAAAAGGTGAATGGGACTTAAATATATATCCACACTTGAAAGGGAGATTTATAGAAGAAAATATTATCTTTCAATTTTTGGTTAAATATAATGAGTTGTGGGTGAAAGGATATATATATTTATATAATGATGATATAGTATTATTTTTTACACCTTGTAAAAATCCATTTATTACAGATGATACTTTAATATTTAGAAATGATGATCTAATTAGAAAATATGATAGGCGATTTATTAGAAATGGTGGTACAGGCAGAGTATATAGATTGATTAATAAGTGTTTAGATTCTGATAAGGTCTATTATGCAACTAATGACACAGGCGATATTATTAGAAAATACTTTCAAACTGTAAGATAAATAAAAACCGATTCTCATTTTATGAGAATCGGGGACTTTTTCTAATCATGTTAGATAAGTTAAGTGTACCCCGTGTATATTACACGGGGTAACCTCGAAAGCGAAGAATACATATTATCTCTTGTGGTAGGTCACAACCCTATTTTTAATTATTATATCATTACTTTACTATTTCGTCAATGATAAGATTGATATAAATATTTTCTTTGTATTCTGATACCTGGATATGCCCGTTAACCTTTACTGTTTCACCTTCTTCTAACTTGTTAATCTTTTTAGCAACATCACCGAAAGCCTTATAGTATACCCTTATACCCTGGGTAATGATTGCTACACCACTTGTTACCTTCTTATTGCTTGTATCGATTGTATCTAAAACTATTTCTCTATTCTTTAAAAACATAATTTTTTCTAACCTCTTTTTCTTATTATTCTTGTTAATATCTAATATATCATTGATAAATTGTATGTAAGAATCTGCTGACTTATACTTTTTATTCTTACCTTTATCAATAATATGTTGGATGTGTTCACTATATGCTTTATCACTTATCATAGATGGTTTGTGTCTTTTAATGTAATTATATGTTCTATTGTAAGCAACTATTCTTAGATAGTGATAATTTAAGGGTAAATCTTTAGGGCGGCACACCTGCTAAGATTTCAATATCTGTTATCGCTTGCTTTAATATGTTTAGTTTTAATTCTATAATTGTATCATTATCTATTATCATTTTATAAATCTCCTATATCTACATTAATTTTACAAATTATTGAAAATGGTATAATATACAAACATTCTGCATACATAACTATACGTGTTTTCTGTTTTTCAATTCTGATAATATTGTAATATGTTTGCATACTGCCATCTTTATAGTATATCTTAATTATCATAACTTAACCTCTAACTTTTTAATTATTCTTTTGTCAATCTCCATTCTATGCCCCACATCATCTAATATCAATAGTTGGTCTGAGTTGTTAGGCTGATATAATTCTATTACACAACTTAGCTTGCTTTTTACTCCGTCGGTGTATGTTATTGTTATGTTCATAAGATTCTATTCCTTTCGATTTTCATTTTATATAGTGAAATTAAATCAATTTCATCTATTATTAGCGGTTCTGTTTTGTTTTGGTAGAAATAAATATATACTTTACCATTTTCTTTTTTAATGTGATGTACATTAAATATTATTATTACATCATAGAAAATTTTATCTCTACGATATATCACACGATATTGATTTACTACTAGATGATTTTTACCGCTTACATCATACATATTAATTTTACCCTTGCGATTGTGTCGCCCTTTCGTTTATTATGTAATTATTATAACACCTGGTATGCTGTTTGTCTATGATTTTATTTAATTTGTGTTGATGT